ACGTAGTTTATACCAATAAGAAAGGTAAAACAATAGAACGCCTAACTAATGATAGCGATATAGCCCAGAAGTGGGAAATTAAATTTGACGCTGAGATATACTGTGATACAAGATATAAAGCTAGATTAAGACTATACAACTATATTAACCGTATTCGATAACGCCCGCCGATTGATAAATAAGAAATTTTAACCCCCTAATAATTAGAAACCATGATAAGCAATAAAGTAATCCAGGAAAACAAAAGAGCATTTTTAGCAACTTGCAACGGAGCAACTGTAAAAGAAACAGACAAGGCACTATATAAGTTTTGTTATATGTTTGGCCCAAAAACATTAATTTTTTGGAAAGATACAGGGAGAATAAGTGTAAGAGTTAAGTTTAATGATAAAGGACTCAATTAATTAAGGGAGATATAATGTAACCTTTGTATAAATAAATTAGTATAAATGATAAATATTAAAGCCATGAAATACGAGATAAAACTATTAACACCGCGCGGACCAGTGACAGAAATTTACACAGATACACAAGACTTAACAGAGTTTTAACAACAAATGATAGACAAACACGGACAGTTTATATTGCTATCAAGTAACCTAATTTAATAAAGGAACTATAATACATTTTAACCCTTAATACATACAACTATGAAACCATTAAGCAAAGGAGACCAAGCAAACATTGAAGCATTAAAAGCAGTATTAAAAATGCTTAGTAATGATATTACAGAAGTAAAACGAGGAACAGCCGCGCCGAGTGAGAAAGCTAACAAGATTATGCAATTATATAGACAAAGAATCCAGTTAATAAGCCAGGCAAGTGAGAAATATAACCATATTAATTGGTTAGATGAAGCAATAGGACAAGACAATAGTTTTGAGAGAAGTTTAAAAGACACCGCTCGGATCAAAGCAGAACAAATAGAAGATATTAAATGGAAGTGCCAGGTGCATTATGAAAATACTGCATTCGAGTATTGGGAGCAACGATATGAGGAACGCAACTCAGGACTTGCTAGAGATTAATTTATAAGAGGAACTATAATGGTTTTTTGAATACTATTGAATCTATATCCTCCAATCCCCTAAAAGCAACATTAACATATACATTCTTTCCATTCCTTGCTATTATACCTGACTTTATTAGTCGGGTTATAGCTGTTCCTAATGTTGTGTAAGGCACACCCATCTCTTTCTGTATCCGCCGTCTGATATGCTTCTCCATGCAAAATGGTGTGAACAAGTCGAATTTAATAAGGACTTTGATAAGATTTATTTCCATATCTGCCGTTGTGCCAAATTGAGATGCCAGGAGTCTTATGAAAGCATCCTCTCCTTTTAATCTTATTACTTTGGACTTACGATTACCAGTTTCCATATTTCCTTACGTATTCTTTAAATGTTTTCTCTATATCATTACAATATTCTGTTAATTCTTCTGCTAGTTTATCCGCCGAACTGTATTCTACAATATCTAAATACTCCTTATGTCTGGATGCTCTTGCGAACTTTCTTGGATTACTTGAATATACCATATAAGGATTTATCATAAATCTATTCTTACCTTTTATTCTTATTAATAGTCCTTTCTCTACTAAAGATATGAATGTCATCCGCGCGTTGTCCCTAGAAGTTTTATACTTCACTTTATCTACTCCATATATCTCCATAGCTCTATCAGAAGCTTTATCAAACTGTTCTAATAGTGTAGTAGAGTATGTAAATACGTTTACTTGGTCACTATATCCTACAAGCCATGTAAATAAAGCACATTCTGTTATGTCTAGGTATAGGAATATATTACAGTAATGACGAGTGAAGGCTTTATTTGTGGACTGGTCCGCCAACTCCTGTTTAGGATAAACCTCTTTTAAGGTTATTGTTTCTATTAGTTTAGTATTTCCTCTTTCAGCCATTTAATACATTCATTATATAATACCATTTTATTATCTGAGTTACCTGTTCTCCAAAATCCAAACCATTTTGATACAAATCCATGATTGCCAGTCTCAGAATCTTGCCTATAACTCATTATTTCGATTCCTTTGTACCAAAATATTATAATATCTTCACTTTTGTATAAAATCATAACTCAAATTTGCATTATTTTATTCATATAATTACTATAAACCTATATATTTTGTTTTTTGGGTGGTTTTTACCCATTATTCTTTATTATGCTCAGGGGTGTTTTAGAGTTTAGATTATAACTAGCTTGGTATGGTTCTGATTAACTCCTTTTATCCAAACACAGTGCATATATTCTATGCTATCTGTTGCTCCTTTTAAGAAACTTATACGCTTTCTATGGACAAATGTTACTACGGGCATATTATTAGTCCAAAACTCTTCTCTCTCCTGTGTGCCAAAGAAGTTTAATCTAAGCAACATAACTACCATTCCTCCTTCTCTCGCTTCTTGTTGTGCTTTTTTAATAATAGATACTGCTATATTAAATGGAGGATTAGTAATAATTATATCCGCGCGGTTAAAAATAGGTTCTGAATTTACATAATCAGATTTAACATCCGCTAAGCTATCTTCCCTTAAATCATTTGAATTAACGTGTTTAGCTCCATGTTTTTCTAAAACAAATGGGTAACTCATAGGATTAAATCCCATTTTATCATTTGAAGGATTGCCTCCAGCGCAAGGATCAAAAATATCAATATAATTTCTCAAGCAATTTCCATTAACAAATATGTGTTTTGTTAAATCTTCTTTACTCATCGCGTCTAATAAATCTGATATTGGTCGGTGCGGAGTTACATAATAATCACTTACGTGGTTATCTCTCGCGTTACTTCTGTTTGTACTACTCATCTATCTTAGTTAGGTTTATTTCAAATTTATCTAGGAACTTATCTCTATCTCCTTTGTAGGCTTTTATTAATTGACTTATAACTATTAAATCATCCGCCGAAGCAGAAGTTAGATTTTCTACTAAGTCTTTATAATCTCTCATTAGATTAACTGTAAACTCCTCCTCTACATCAAATATCTTAGGAAGTTCTGTTTTAAGCATCTTTTCTAACTCGGCGGATAGATTACCTGACAAGCGTTTAATTTGCTGTCTATACACTGGAGTATTCTTTAAATCCTCAAGATAGTTAGATAGTAACTCGGCGCATATTACCGTATTAGTGTAAGTGAATAGTTGTTTCTCAGTCATTGTTTAAGTGCTTTTTATCTATTTCGTATAATTTTCTCTTGAAGTCTTTACTCTCTTGTTTACGTTTTTCTATTTGCTCTCTGGCGGATGTAACATAGTAGTCATCAAGAGGTTCGTATTCACTCTCTTCATTAAACCATATAAAAAGTAAATGAATAGCTATAAATCCCATTATTAATCCTATTGGCCATATCTGACACAATACCTCCCATATATACATTAGTGTTTCCATAGTTATTTGTTTTTAAATATTTCGTATAGTTCTTTAGTTGTTAAAGCTCCTTTTGTTATGTTATTATTCCATATACCTTTATTTTTATTAAACGCTTTATTTAAAATCCACTCAGCAAACTCAATAGCCTCATTACTTTCACTCTCAACCTCCTTAAAATAAACCTTACCATCTTTAACCGTTGTTATTGAGGTGATGTCGATGGGATTTGATAAATATTGACTTAAAAATAAATCGCTTTTAGTCACACGAAAATCTAATCTTACTTCGTAATTAATTTTATCCAACTCTACTTCTCTACACTCTAATTTTACCTTACTATCATTCCAATCATCTAGGTATTCGTCACCTTCTAAATCAGTTAGTGTTTGATAGCACGGCTCTTGATAAGGTTTATCACTCCCTAAGACTTCGTTATTAATCAAGTATCTATATTGTTTTTCCATTGTTGGTTATTTTTTTATAAATTTAGGTTTATTACATCTAGGACAATCATTTCCAAATATTACATAAGTACCACAACTACAAATCCATTCCTTTAAACATTTTATTGTGTTTTCCATATTTTTATAGTTTACTTGGGGGTGTTGGTAATTTGATTAATACTATAAATTAAAAGGCTTATTGTTATAATAGAACCTAATATTATTAATACAAACTGTTTAATGTTTTTGTTTTTCATATTGTTTACTTTATTTTTTATCGTTTACTTGGGGGTTAGTAATTAGTTATAATTAATTTAAAGCATAAAAAGCCATATTCAACTAATTTATTATCACACAATACATGCTTTATTCTATAAGGCTTTAAATGCCAAATTGTAAAGTTTATTATTATCTTACAGTATTTCATAATTTCTATGTGTTGGTAATTTTATTTCTTAAATTATTTAATGCGTGAAAAGCAGCTTCGTTTTGTTCAGGACTATCAAATCCATTAAAGTATTTAAGGGCTATATCTAAAACATCTAAACACTCCTTCTCCTTTGCTGCTAGTTGCTCTACCAATTCATTCTTATACTTAATCAAATTAAGCATTCCGTTTTCTGAGTTTTCTAATGCTTCTGTTTTTTCTTCTAGTTGCTCTTCAAGTTTAACAATTTTTTCAATATACTCTTTTTCAGCTTGATTTAAGACAGCTAGTTGCTCTTGTAACTCTTTTGTTTGTTGGTTTAAATAATCAAACCATTGTGAATGTATTTTAGCAGCAGCTATTTTATTCCATTCTAATAACGGATGTTTTCTATATTCATCAATTATGCGACCTGCAATTAAGTCTATTTGTTCGTCTTTAGTTTTCATCGTTATTGGTTTTAAGTTTGTTTAGTTAATTGTTCTATTAAATCATCGTGAGCTTCATTCCAAAATATTACTCTTTCTTTTAATGATTCAATTTCTTTATTTTTTAAATCTATTTGGAATTTTAAATCTTTTGTTGCTTCATCTGCATAATCCTGCATAGCATTTAAAACATCGTTGTTTTTAGTAAACCCATCATTATGAGTTAATACACTCCAAGCCTTTGCTATTTCATCTCTAGTTTTCATCGTTATCATTTTTAATCATTATCACTATTCAAATAGTTCATTAAACTTTTACGCTGTTCTTTTAGCTTATCTAGTCCGCCGAATGCTATTTTATAATTCAAACTTGAGTTATATTGTTGGATTTTTACTTGTTGGAGTCATCTCTAAGATTAAAATATCTAAAATCTGTTTTATTAGGATTTACACCTAACAGCATTTGAGATAACCTAGTATTTCTATATCCTATAGAATTAGCGGCTTCATTAATAGAATTATGTATTTCTCCAGTCTTTATATTTATAACTTTTTTACAAGCTCTTTCTATTATTTTACTTCTGTTATAATCACTCATAACAAGTAATTTAGTATCCCATGAATGTTGCGTGTTTTCTGAATAAGTACACCATTCTAAGTTTTCAACTCTGTTGTCAGTTTTAATTCCATTAATATGATTGACACATGGTTTATTTTCAGGATTTGGAATAAAAGATTCGGCGACTAATCTGTGAACCTTTTTATTTTTAAAACATATATTGTTAGACAGTCTTATATATGAATATTTTTTTATTATTTGATTTTTCATAATTCTTTCTTTAATAAGACTTACACCTCCCTGTCCATTATTTATAAATCTTGATAAAGATTTAACAAATCCTTTATTACTTACTTCATAAAATGATTCGTAATCTTTTACTGGCTTCCATACTTCTGTTGTCATATATTAGGTAATTTACTAGTTGGGGTCATTTCTAAGATAATATAAGTGTGACACACGTTGCGAAGGTAATTAGCCACATCGCTTAGTTTGTGATCCGCAGGAAAGATTAATTCCTGAGTTTGGTCAAATGCCCTGAATATTACTTTTATTGATTTATTTGCTCCCATGTCGTTATTTTGTTCCATAAGTTAATGCTATTTTCTTTTGTAAGTAGCTAATGTAAAGATTAAGATTGAAATTATACCAATACGCTGATTTAATTAATGTTTCTTCCATGATTAGTTTATACGTTAATTTATTTAAAAGGTTTCATTTTATATTCACTTCCGAAGTAACTTTTATCGAATATTGCTTTATTCTTCTTTTGTACATCGCGCGGATGCAACTTAATACTTCTTAGTTTCTTTATTGCTGTTATCTCGCTTTGTGTGTGTTTCATGCTAAATCACTTAATTTACAACCTGCTTTTATCATAGCTTTTTGACAATGATAAACTATCAATTTTAAAGTTTCTAATCTATAAGCTCCATGTTCTTTATAAACAGTTTTACCAAACATAGTTCTTACTTTCTTAAATCCTTCAATGTCTTCCGCGCCGTCAATTAAAATAAATTTAGTAATATCAATAGTTCCATTCTTTCTAGTGTGTACAAAAGTATGTAATTGATTACCTGTTATTGACTTATTCTTAAAATGAAACTCGCCGATTATTTTATTGTTTCTTATTTTCATATCCACTTATACTTGTATTTATTATTAAAGGTTACACTAATAATCCTGGATGCTCATAAATATTGCCTAATACTTCTATATCCGAAATAGTATAATTACTCAATGTTGGCGTATAATCAAGTCCTACAAAATGATACCAACCTTTTCTGTTATTGTATTCAACAGTTCCTTTAAATTCTTTATAATTAAATAAATCTTCTTCATCACTAAATGGAGTTTCATCCATTAAATACTTACAAATATCTCCTTCATAAATATCTTTACTATTCTTATCTTTAAGTCCTGTGTATTGTACTGTGCATTTAATATGTTCTGAGTCTGGACTAAAGTTTTCTCCTTTAAATTTTGTAGGAGTTACATTTCCATTTTCTAAAAACATCTCTTCTACTTCATACCACTCTCCGCGATATAGTGACTTGTATTTTATCTCTCTTTGTTTCATATCAGTTTATACTATTAATCTTTTAAAAGGTTACAATTATTTTGATAATACTAAGTAAACTGATTTCGACTTTCTTTTTACGGGTGTTTTGTGAGTTTTATTATACTTTGGTTTATAATGTTTTATTAACTTCTTTTCGTGCGACAGCCTTTGTTTATCGCTTCCGCTAACTTGCTTAAAAGTCCATCTATCAAATACTTTTTTACCTTCCTTCTGATGCTGAACTAATCTACTCATAATGCAAGTGCTTTCACCTATATAAACTATATTATTTTGATACCAAAGAAAATAACATCCAACCATATTGAATGATAATTTGCCATTATATCCATAATTCATTTTATTTACTTTTTTCTCAGTAGTTTTGCGGATAGAACTAGCATAGGCTCTTGTGGATTCATTTTCTAATCTTATTTTTTCTCGTTGCTCTTCTTTAGTTAATCCCATAATTTATCTTAATAAAGTTTTTATAACAGTCAATATTTCTCCATCGTTAGCTAATTGTTTCCAACTTTTATATTGAAAGTCATTCACCTTTCTGTAATATGGGTAATAGCCTATTTTCTTGTCATTAGACTCATTTACTACTCTCGTTTGCATGGTTGTTCTATGTAAAACATTTACGGTGTACAGAAGCCTTAATTCAGGTAAAATTTTATCCATATAAATCTTACGAGTATCTAATGCTTCTTGAGGTATTACGGAGTTAATGTAATGTTGAACTCTACTGTGCTTGTCGCTTGGTATTTTGTTGTTTTTCATCTTACTTATTTTGTTAGTGTTTTCTAAGTCTAACTGTTTACCTTTTGGTGAATCCCTTTAGACTGTGCAAAGTGAGTTTTCCTTAAAGACTTACGTCTAAAAGTATCACTCACCGCCAAAGTAGTCTACCTTTATGGAGCCAACCCTCTGAGCTGTGGCTAAAGTCATCAATGAAGTGCTTTAACTTTTACCCAACTTTCAGTCTTTCATCAAACCGCTATATATGCAACTCGGTAATTAGTGCCATTGCTTCGCTTTATATAGTTCCTCACAGTAACGAATACAAGTGTAAATGCTGCCATCTTTCAACCGACCAAGTACACCCAAAATAAATAAATCTTTTTAAATCAAATAAACCAAGCATCGTTGTCTTTTTTATTCTATTATCAAACCTATCTATAACACAAAACCCTACCAAATAAATTTAGCAGGGTTCACGATAGGGTCTTGCTCGGTTAAACCGAAAAATCTTTAATTACAAATTATTATTTTAATAATCAGAACCCTGCTAGAAGTTATGTACTAAAATAGTATGCTGTAAAATTACAAATAAATTCTTTACCTCCAAATAAATATTTTCAATTACTTTCAAAAAATAATTCAACTTTGAGTTAAAAATATTAAATTTACACAAGCTTTCAAATTTGTGGTGTTACTGATTTAAAAGATTATTTCTTGTTTTTGTCCAGCAGAACCCTCTTAATTGAGGGTTTTGTTTTATTAATTGATACGATATGATTCAATTATATACGATAGCGATACGATATTATGCGGTGAATACATCTATTATTATCCGCAGATTTGCGGTTATTATAGGTAATACCAAACAATTAAGCCTCCTTAACATCTTCTTCGGGTTCAGGGAATTTATCTAAGTAATCATCTATTAATTTATACACTTCGGAAGGTCTAGCTGTTGCAAAAGCAAAGGAACCATCATTAAACATTAATTCAGTATAGAATTTTCTATTTTTATTACCTTTAGGTATAAAGCACTTTGGTAATATTGATTGTATAGCTATCTGTCCCATATTAAAATAAGCCATTCCTGTTTCATAGCCTTCAACTACTCCAGCGGTCATCTTTTGTATTTCTGTAAGCTCTTCATTCTCCTCAAATAAACTTGCATCTATTGGGAAGTAAACTTCAATCTCTAGCCACTTTAAATGTTTTATATTCATTTTATTAAGATTTTACCACATTGATAGCAATAGTAACGTACTTCGTTAGTAAGTACAAAGTTATTACATTTACACTTCTTGATTTGCGAATTGCGAATTATATTTAAAAGCTTCTCAAACATTATATTACTATTTGCATTATTACAGGATGAGTGTTTAATTTACTATTAGATTTAGCATTATAAGCCTCTAGCTGACTTATTATTTCGTATCCATCTATATCATCCACATCTTGTACATCATTCACCTGAGTAAACCTTTTCTTGCCTTGTACTACATAACAATTATGTGTTGCTCTTCCTGTTAATCCTAGTGCGTTATTAGCATAAGAATTATCTCCACATAAAGAAGAAGACCTGGCGGATATTTCAGTTAAGTTTAATGCGTGGATATGTCCGCCGATTAAGTAATCAATTTTATGCCCTTGTAAAGAAAGCATACCTATATGACTTTGCGCTCCTTTCTGAGAATCTACAGAACCAGATAAGTTATGAGATACACCCCATTTTTGCTCTCCAAAATCTATTATCTCCCAAACCTTATCATATCCTCTAAAGTTTACATTTTTAATCTTAGCAAATTCAAATATTTGTTTTAACTGAGCAATTATAGTAAAATCATAATTATCACTTAGTGCTTCATTACTGAAAGTCATTTCTTTATTCGCTCTACTCTCATTACCTAGCACACTAACTATATCTACAGGGTACATATTTCTCACATCACATATAGCTTGTTTTAAAATATGAATAGTTAATACAGTAGCCTTTGCTCTGTTCGTTGATGCGTTAAGTAATTCATCCAGGCGACGATCCGAGTTAAGTAAATCTCCGCTAAACACCATTACAACCTTAGTTACTTTTCTAAATTCAAAGTACGCTAAACTCTCTGATATATGCTTCTTTAATCTCTTAGCAAGTATATTGAAATCGTATTTATTGTGAGGTAAATCAATCAATTCATTAGCGTGTACATCTGTAATTTGAATTACTCCTATACCACCTTTCTTTATTCTACAAGGCTTTAATTTTATCTTACTTAATTCTTTACCAAACTCTTTATTTTGCTTAGATATAGCTTCCGCAAACTCTGATACAGCATTCTCTACTCTAGCGTATTCCCTGAAAGACTTATTAGCTATTCTATTTTGGTCCTGCGCGCGTTGTTTCTGTTTACCGAGCTTAACATTCTCTTCAATTATTTCTTTATCATAAGATTGTTCTCTAACAAATGATTGAACATAGTTTCTGATAGAATTTTCAGTTCCCTCTAAACTATACTTAGCTTTAAGTATTCTAGCTATTGCAGAGTGACCTTCACCGTCTCCGTCATTCCATAGACTAAGGATTTCATCATGGTAATTAAAATACTTTGGTGTCATATATTTTTTGTTTTATCAAAAATAGGGAATATTTAATTAACAATTATAGAGGCATTGTTAATAATAAGATAAGTTTTTTAATAAATATTGTAACCTTTATTTTTTATTTACGTTAAACAGTATAAATCAAAACAAACATGAAAACTAAAACAGAAGTAGTAAGTAGTCAAATAAAGTTATTAGAATACGATACAGAGACTAATATTCTTATCGTAACATTTAATCAAGGTAAGCAATACGAATACTCTGATGTATCCTCAGAAGAGTTTAGAAAGTTGATTGAGGCGGACAGCATCGGACGACACTTCAACTTATATTTTAAAGGAGTATATCCTTACAAACAAATATAATTTATTACCTTTACAATCGGGGAAACCTATCGTTCTTTTCATTATAATTTTTTTTAGTTTAACAACTTCAGCAGAGTCCTCGTAAATCATTTTAACAGTGGTTTAATTAAGACAACGATAAGACTCTGTTGAAAATTACAGTATGCGTGAGTGGACTAAACGTATTGTAGTAGGCCTATAGCTGACTCTACTAAGTCTATAGCGAAAGGTCCATGGGTTCGAATCCCGTTACTGTAACGACGGCACTATATATTTAAAAGATAATAATAAGTGAGGCTAACTTATTTGTATAGTGTCCGCACATTAAATCCGTGGCGGATTAAGAGATTATTGATTCGGAGAGACAAAAACCGATGTAAGAATAAGTTGCAACGTCCAATAATCTTTTTTTTAACTCAACTTTGAATTATTTTCTATAATAATTGTAACCTTTCTAAATCATTTATCGTATAAACATATAAATTAATAATTATGAGAAAATACAAATTAATAAAAACGTATCCAGGAAGTCCGCAAGGAGGAACTATTGTAAAGAAAGATGATTTAGGTCAATACGTGGCTGAAGGGCCATTGTTAATACTTGATAAAATTGAAGTAGAAGGCTATCCTTCATTTTGGGAACTAACAGAAGATAGTTTATCTCGCGCGGAAACTATTAAATTATCTCACAAAGAAGAACCTAATTACCTTATTACTGCTTTTAGAGAAACAAAAGACTTATTTGGAGAAAGGAAAATAGCTTCTTTAGGTAAAAATGGACTATATGGAGGATGGCATACATTAGAGGGAATGCTTAAAAATCCGCCATGCGTAGAATCAAATGATTTTGAAATATACTCAGTTAAAAACTCTAAAGGAGAAGAGTTTACTATTGGAGATAAAGTAACTGATAAAGTAGAGTGTTTTATTATAAAATCATTTGATTTAAACGAAGCGTATATTGATGGATGCTTTGCTAGAGGAAAAGGAGACGGAAGAATGGTTGGATGTTCTATTAAACTATTAGAAAAAGTTAAAACTCCAATATACACTACTACTGATGGCGTGGATATTTACAAAGGAGATGAACATAATGGATTATATCTTTTAAATAAAGATTTAACATTACCTCAAGACCCATCTGCAAGAGTAGTTTACAGTTTTAATAGTCAAGATGCCGAAGTATGCAATAGATACTTAACATTCACTTCAGAAGAAAACAGAGACAAATACATCAAAGAGAATACTCGTAAACCTATTTTCGTTTCGGCGGATGGTAAAGATATGTATGAAGGAGACATGGTTTACATGGCAATATTACAAAGTAAAACAATAGTTCCCTACCATGCAGGTAAAGATTCTACAGAAGGAGGTATTAGATTCTCTAGTCATGAAGCTGCTAGTGAATACTTGAAAAAACTAAATCCTATTTTTACTTCGGCGGACGGGAAAGATATGTATGAAGGAGATACAGTATGGCATTTTACTGATGAATTAGACTTTCAGTTAAGTAGCTCTATTGTAAGAGAAAGAAATATTTACGGCAAAATAAGATTTTCAACAGAAGAAAAAGCTAAGGAATACATAGAATTTAATAAACCTAAATACAGTCTCGCTGACATTGAAAACTGTTACCCACACGCTAACATTACAGGTAACAGAATTAAAGATATTCCTGTAGTAGCAGCCTTATTTAGTAATCTTAAAAAACTAGGTAAGTAGTATATGAGTAAAGATTTGCGCTACTATCAAATAGAAGCTAAAGAAGCTGTTTTAAAAGCATTAAAAAGAGGTGTTAAGAAGCTTCTGTTGCTAATGCCAGGAGGAACAGGAAAAACTCGCACGGCTGTAAATATAATCTCAGAAATGGGAAGGAAATTATGGATTGTACATGAAGAGAGTTTAGGTGAGCAAGGAGCAATAGCACTGCTTGATGAATTAGATTTGATGCCATTTAATGAATTAATTACAACAATTAACTCTGAAGGCGGATTAATACAGTTAATTGAGAATAGTAAAAAGCAAGTATTCTTATCTGAAAACGTAAAACTAATAGCTAAAAACGTAGGCATAATTAAGGCGGACTTGTTCGATATTAATAAGCCAATAGTTATAGCCTCGGCGCAGACACTTCACGCTAGATTGAGTAAGATTCCTAAAGATTGGTTTAAAGTAATTGTAGCTGATGAATGCGATCTTTTCTTTTCGAGAACATTTAAGATGCCTTTAGAGTATTTCGAGTATGAATTACTGCTTGGATTGACTGCCACGAATTTTCGTGCGGACGGCGTTGAAATGACTGATATTTTTGATGAAACGGTTTACGAGTACACTTTAGAACAAGCTATCAAGGATAAATACCTAACTGAATTAAATGCCATCGTGGTTAGAACCACTACAAACCTAGACGATTTAGGAATGATGGCTGGTGATTTTAAGATAAAAGAACTTACAGAGAAGGTTAACACTCCACAACGAAATAACTTGATTGTGAAGAAGTATTTTGAGTATTGTGAAGGACAGCAGTTTATTTGTTTTGGAGCTGATGTTGACCATGTAATTGAATTACACGAAACATTTGAAAGAGAGGGTGTAAAAACAGCCTATGTAGTATCTGATAAAACTAAAATGGTTGTTGGAACTGACAGAAAGCAAATAGTGCAAGATTATAAGAAGGGTAAAATAATAGGATTAGTTAATTATAATATTTTTTCAGCAGGATTTGACGCACCAGACACGGGGTGTGTAATACTAGCTTGTCCTACCAAATCTAAAAGAAAGTTCCTACAGCAGCTTTATAGAGTCACTAGACTTAAATCTGAATCATTTGTAAAGCAGTTTGGGCAGATAGGTACTATTTTGGATATAGTTGATGGTACTAGCAAGCATAAAATTATAAATACACACGAACTAGATAAAGGTAAGCCTATTGAAGACAGATTGTTTTTGTCAACAGCTACAAAACAATTACTTTTAGAAGCTAAAGAAAAGAGAGAGAGAGAAATAACTTCAGAAATAAGAAAAGAAGATAAGAGGGTTGATTTATTGAGACTTCCTGAACACTTAACTGTACATTGGAAGGGAGAAGCTTCTGAAGGACAATTAGCGTGGTTGAAAGGAATAGGTGGATATGATACAGAAAACTTTACCTTTACAAAAAAACAAGCGCATGAGATTATTGAATCACAGCCTGCTAGAAAACGAGAAGTTGAGTGGCTTAAAGCTAATGGATACGATGCAAATGGCGCGACAATAGGCAACTATAATGCGGCTTACTATAAGCATAACATAAAAGGAAACGAGAACAAATGGAAAAAGAAGTAGATAAAACAAAAGTATGTTACATCTGTAAGAAACCTACAGAGTATAGCTTACACCCAGTATTTACTTCTGAGATGAAGATTATCAAAGGAATAAAACAATGCTTTAAATGCCTAGCAAATAACTGTAAAACTGATAAAAATGAAAATTGATACAAGCGATAAGATAAGATGGTTTATAAATAACCTGTCTAATAAATATATGGAGCTTCCTACAAACGTATCTATTAAAATAGATTTGGATAAAGAAGATTATGATAAAGTGTTTGAAGATATTACTGGAAGGGTGGAATACAATAAAGAGCTTATAAATGAAAGCTATATTATCGGCGAATATTGCGGAGTAAAAGTACACATAACTAATAAAAAATAAATATGATGACTTTCTTAAATTGGTTATGCTATACAGAATGGCAAACAGACGTGAAAATAGCTGAAAAACATGGAGTTGAAATGTATTTCTTAGACATGAATAGTTTAAGAAGAAGAGGAAATGTAAAGGCTCAAATTGATGGATATAAAAACTATGAATATGAAAATAAAAACAAATAAATAATATGAAAAAACAAGAAAACAAGTCGGCGGATGCTCCAAATGAATTAGTAATAGAAGGCTCTATTAACTACAAACTAACTATATCTAAAGAAGGATATGAATTAGAAACATCTAACACTATTAATAACGACATAGCCGCGATGCTTCACTCAAGAGGAGTAGTAGAAATGATTAAAAAAGACTCTGAGATGACTAAAGGAAGCGATATATATAAAGCACTATCCGCCGATAAGAAAAAACAATTTAATGATAGATACGATAAACTAATTCATGCCTCTTATATTATACAGAAGTTGTCAGGGGAATTATTACAAAAAGCTATGTATGCTGCTGATAAAAAAGATTAATAATAACGTAACCTTTTTATTTTATCTACGTTAAACAGTCTATGAAAGCAATCAAGTATATATTTATAGGATTAGTTTTATTTGGATATTTTAAATCTTTAAAGCCTTGTGAGAAAAGAGAAGTTAAGGTTGTGAAAACTATAGAGATAAATATAGTTCCTAATTACAATAATAATGGATTGAATAAAGCGGATAGCGGCTAACGGTTTGTGTATATACGAGGTACACCTTAACGAAATTTCAAATTATAAACAAATGCTTGTAGGCGTATCTTGTATATACGCTGTTAGCACCAGTACTTTATTATGAAACCAACAAGAGAACAATTAATCGAATGCTTTGACTGTGTTTTTACATCAGTTCATAGCGGTGGCTTTAAGGAAGCTGAAATGAAAGACTTAATCTACGATAGCGAATATCGTTTTTTAGAACGACCAAAAGAAGGTTGGGAAATTGCACTTCGGTCAAAGTTAGAAGAAATGGGATTTGACTTAGATGCACTTCGGTCTTAGTATTGGTTCTAACGGCTGACGCTATACGAAGGTGGGGATTAAGATGCACAACCCTTTCTTACCGCAAAAAAGCAAATTAGATGCACAACTGTACAGATTTGGCACACAGCCCCACTTTTGTATAGCGTATGTTATAGGCTGATAAATTTTACGGATTATGAGCAAGAAATTAAAAACATTAGACGAACACAATTCAACAGCAAGAGCAGTTCATTCATTTGATTATAACAAGCCACAACTAAATGGTATTGCTTGTCCTAAATGCGGTGAGGAACTTTACGACAGCCAGCCAATGATGACATTAACAAGCAACCCACCACAAAAAAATGTGGCTTGTATGAAAGAGAACTGCGGATATGTTGGTTACAGGATAGCGTAGTAAAATTTATTTGCCTATAACGTTTTGCGGCTTGGCGAAGGCTGCCTAACGGATGCTAAATATTTGCACAAATTTCAATGGCAGCTTTTGCCAAACCGCTGTTATGTGCTGGGCGGTCTATCAGTACTAAAATTAATTTGAAAACAAAATGGCAACAGTAGTTTTAAAGGAAAAATATAGATGTTCAGATGATTGTGTTCAATCAGGATGCCCTGAACACGAAATGGTTTTAAGCTTTCAAACCGTATCAAACTCATATAAGGTTGAAAACGGAAAAGGTGACACATATTATTTTGAAGATGGTGAATTAAGCACACTAATTAATTTATTGAAGCAACTTAGTGAAAGAAGGGTCGATGCTATTCGGGTGTAGCCTTGCACATAACGGATAGGGCTATAAAATCGTTTTAATGTTTTATAGCCCATGTTAGAAGAATGTGTTTTTGGGGTTTTGGAGGGAGCTTGTTCGATTCAAGCTGAAAGTATGGTACATCAAGGGTTCGATTCCCTTCGGCTTAGAAATAAGTTAATGGTTGTAGAAAGGAGGCATCCGCCCGTGAGTTCGATTCTCACACCCCAAAAACATTTCTTTCTAACTATACTATGTAAGAAACCTTTTTAATCACTAATAAAATCAATACTTTAAAAATGAATATTCCAATTTGGCTTGATAGATATTGTACAGATAGTAAGTTAAAATATCCTAGCGTGAAAACTCAGGAAAATTATCAATCCTCTGTAAAATCATTCCTTTATAAATTCAAGGATGTTAAAGAGCCTTCTAGGATTTCAACGCAAGAGATTAAAGAGTGGCTTTGTTCTTTTGATACTATCAACACTAGAAACCATAAGTTATGTGGAATAAAATCATTCTATGAAATCACAGTCGGAATGCCGTTAAAGTTAGATAAAATACCATTTAGTAAAAAGGATAAAAAGTTGCCAATAGTTCTGTCTATAGATGAAGTTCAATCTATGTTTAAAGCTTGCGTTAACACAAAGCATAAGGTAATTACTCACATATTAGTATGTATTGATATAATTAATTATATTTGTATAAAAAACAATTATGGAAAAATGGAAAACGTCTAATTATAGAGGCATAGAATTGCTAGTTTCTGATAAAGGAAATGTTAAAACTATTGATTCTGAAAAATTATGTGAAAGAGGTGGAACTTCTTTCAAAATGAAATTAAAAGGTAAATTAAAAACTGCAACTATAAGCAAACAAGGTTATCCTTATGTGAGTTTTAACAAAGGAAATATTTTTGTTCATAGGTTAGTCGCAATGGCTTTTATACCTAATCCTGAAAATAAACTTACTGTAAATCATATAAACGGTATAAAATCAGATAATAGAGTTGAAAATTTAGAGTGGTGTACAAGTTCAGAAAACAATAAACATGCTTACTATGTGCTTGGAAAAAAAGGTTCTTTTAGTGGTAAATTTAATTCTGAACATAATAGAAGTAAGCCTGTTTTTCAATACGATTTAAATAAAAATTTTATAAAAGAATATCCTTGTGCGAGAGAAGCTGGCAGACAGCTTGGATTAATTTATAATTCAATTTGTGAAGTATGTAGAGGGAATAGGGCAAAAACATGCGGAGGTTTTATATTTTCTTATGAAAAGTATTAATCTTATCCAAAGACTCGCTGGTCATAGTAGTGTAAAAACCACTAATATCTATCTCCACATCAGTCATAATCACATAAGTAAAATACAAAGCCCTCTATCAAACATCAAATTATAACTCAAACTTGAATTAAAAACATGGTAAAACTAGAAGTAATAGAAGAAGGAAATTTATTCCTATATAATTTCACTTTGGCGGATGGATCAAAGAAACAACAGAAATACACTAAAGCTACACATGAAGCTATTAAAAGTTATTTTAGTAAACCTAAGAAGGAGAAAAAGAAGCCTGCGCCTGCGCCAAAAATAGAAGATGTGAGAGCTTATTTTAAAGAAAAGGGATATACTTTAGAATCCGCGAATAAGTTTTTTGAATACTATTCTACAATGGAATGGAAAGGAGCTAATGGTTCACCTGTATTGAATTGGAAAGGAAAGGCGCTATCAGTTTGGTTTGTTGACAAGAATAAAATACAAGAAAAAACAGAACAAACATCTAGTTTTTTCAGAAGTTAATCGTATATTTACATCACTCATTCACTAAAACGAAATTAAAAAAAATCCAGTTGCTTACATTGCCAAATGCTAATACTTAGCGAGTGGATGAGTCTTTGTAGGCGCTGGTATTTTAATTATGGAACAAACAGAAGAAATTTGGAAAGACATTGAAGGATTTGAAGGCAGGTATGCTGTATCTACTTTCGGAAATGTAAAATCACTAAAATTCGCAGGTAGATTTGGAGAAAGAAATTTAAAACCAGGAATAGGCACAACGAAATATTATTTAGTATCCTTGGTTAAAGACAAAAAGGGACACACTAAAAAAGTTCATAGACTAGTTGGATTGGCATTCATTCCTAATCCTGAAAATAAACCTCAACTAAATCACTTAGATGGTAATAAGTTAAATAACCATGTTTCTAATTTAGCATGGGCGACCAATCAAGAAAATTGTCAACACGCTTTTGATACAGGGTTAAACAAAATATATCCTCATCAAATAGATTTATTGATAAGCAGAACCATAGAAAGGTGTTCTATGAAAGTAATTGATACATCAAATGGTAAGATTTATGATTCTATAAAAATAGCCGCTAAAGAAAACGGAATAGAATATAGCGGATTTAAGAGAAAATTAGCTGGAACTAGATTTAATAATACAACTTTTAAATACTACCAAAAATGACATTAAAAGAAAAAGAACGCGCTGTACTCAATTTGTACGCGGATAATGAGAATTTATTTGAAGGATGCCAGCATTTAATATTTGATGAGTTGTGGTCCACAAACTTTAACAAGGTTAAGTACAAAATAATTAAGCATAACCACGGGCAAAATAAAAAGTCTGATGTTTATTTACTTTCTAATATGCTTATTAAAGCAGGTTGCAATAAAAAGGAAATTGGACTTGAGGTGTCAGAGCCTAATTATGCTATTGCTAAAAACGTATCAGAATATGTAAATGATATTTTTGATGAATACACTAAGCGCAAAATGCTTCCCGTGCTTCATAGCGTTCATTCAGAGCTTAGTAATGAGATTAGTGATGTAAATAGTTCTATTGATGATTTAAAGTCTATAGTGTCGGATATTGAGAGTATTAAGAATAACCTATCTGTAGAAAGGAATATTGAGGATGTTTTTGATGAAGCATTTGAAGAGTTGTTAGAAGCCCAAAATAGTAAATCGGAAGTTATAGGTCACTCTTATGGAATAAAAGACTTAAATAAATTAACTTCAGGGGCAAAGCAAGAGGTAATTGTTGTTGGAGCGAGACCAGGAATGGGAAAAACTAGCTTAATTATTAATATAGCTAAACATATTGCTGTTGATAAAGGAGAGCCTTTGATTATATTTTCTTTAGAAATGCCTGCGAAACAGCTAATGAAAAACATTTGGGCCAACTGCCTAGAGATTAATAGCTGGCAGATTAGAAGCGGAAATGTATCTGATGAAGATATGATTAGAATAAAGAATCTTAGAAGTAGAATTAAAAGAAACTTAGTTATTGATGATACACCTGCTATTACATGGCAATACGCTAGAACTAAAATAAGAAAAGTTCGTAAACAATTAGGCGTTCCATTAAGTACTCTTATGACTGTAATGATTGACTATTTACAGTTAATGAAGAATACAAAAGAAGAGACGGTTGGAAAATCTAAAGAAGAACAAGTTGGAGATAGATGTAATGGGTTACTAGAGACTTCTAAAACCGAAAACTGCTGCATGATTGAATTATCTCAATTATCAAGAGAAGTAGAAAAAAGAAGTCCTCCATACCCTTATATGTCTGACTTGAAAGACTCAGGAGCTATTGAGGCAAACGCGGTACAAATTTGGTTACTTTACAGAGCCGATTACTACGATGCTGATGCTAAAGATCCTAAATCAGGAATGGACTTGCGCGGATTATGCGAGATAAATGTTGCTAAAAACAGATACGGAAGCACAGGAAAGGTTTATGTAAGATTTGAAGGTAAATATTCGGCTTTTAAAGATTATACTCCAGATTCAAATGATATAATAACAGGAGGAAGCAATGGAGAAGAGTTCTAAAGTAGATTTTAAATCAGAAATAGGATTAGCACTATGCGCTATCTGCCTAAAAGAGTTCTATAACCTTTACGATAATGAAGGATGTGGTATAATTACCAACCACCACTCAGGAGCCATGCTTTATGATTTACTTAAATGGGCAGGTAATGATATGACTGTTGATGAAAATATCAAGAAAGAAGTATTAGAGAATTGTAAAGCAGACTACCTAGTCATTCAAGACAAGAGTATTAAAGATAAAGATAAGCATAAGAAAATCTATCAAGACTACTGTAAATGTAAGATGGCGGAGATATGGCTTAATATTAAAGCAGACTTAGATAAAAGAGTAATGCCTGATGAAATAGTTATTCCTAAAGTAGATTCTATGTATCACAAATTCAGGCTATTAAGAGAAGAATAAAAAATAATTGAATAAATAATCAAATTATTGTAACCTTTTATTTTTATTATCGTTAAAGTATATTATGAAATCAATTAAGAAATATGTTTACTACTGTGATTTTTGTAAAAAGAAAGGTCTAAGAAAGGACGCTATTGTTAATCACGAGAAAAATTGCACAGCAAATCCATTAAGATATTGTAAGTTATGTGAGAATAGCACTGAATTAACCGAAGACATTGTTTACTTTAAATCTCGCTTTAAAATAGTTAAATCAAAATCAACTCCATTAGATAATATGTTTGATTTTGAATCAGATAAAATAGAATGGATTGGAAAAGAAACAACTATGGACGAACTTAGAAGAAGATATGATGATTGTCCTGCTTGTATTTTATCAATACTTAGACAAACTGGAATGAATTTGTATCCATTTCAATTTGAGTTTGATTACATGAAAGAATCTAAAGAATATTTTGATGGGAAAATTAGAGACAAACAACAAGAACAATATTATTAATTGCGATAATTGCGGTAAAATAATAAAAGGAGAAAAATATCAAATGGTTAATGAATGCTTTGTGCCACAACGTGGATTATACCATTGCGGATGCGCATTTAAACCACTAAGAAATAAAAAATAACCTATGGCAAAGAAAGAAAAAGTAACACTACAAGAATTGATTGTACAAACTCCTGAGTTAAAGCCATCTCTTCTTAAATTCGAGAATGTAAAATTACAACTCGACAAGGCGGCTGAAACCTGCCTACAAATTAAAGTAACTGATGAGAATAGTTTAGCAGTTATGGAGAACCAACTAGGCAAAATGAATGATTTAGTGTCCGCCGTTGAGAAAATGCACGCAGATGGAAAGAAACCTTATTGGGATAAATGTAAAGCTTATGACGGCGCTAAGAACTATGTATTAGATTTTAAAGTTGACCCTATTGAGTATTTAAAGAATGAAAAGATAGCTTTTATTAAATTAACAACAGATTATAACTCATTTTTGAGTTGGATTAAAAATTCTTATGATGCTTTAGAAAGTGTTGGAGGATGCGATTTATTCCTTATAAAATTATCAAAAGAAGTAAAAGAAGATAGATGGAAAGGATTTACTGAAAGGGTTAAAACAGAAATTGATAAGTATAAAAAACTTGTTGAGTTGAAGAAAGAAGAGTTATTAGCATTAGAATCAGCAACGCCAGATGAAGCAGAAGCTATAAAACAAAACGCAGAAGAAGCAAAACAAGAAATCGAGTCGGAGGATACTACTCCAGTAATTTCATTTACGTTTAAGAAGACTAGAAATCCATGGACTTACGAAGTAGTAGATATTAACTCAGTTCCTAAAGAGTTCTTAATGGTAGATGAGGGTAAAGTAAAAGAGTATCTAAAAGCTAATTCTGAGTCATTAGAAGATGGTAAAGTAGTAAATGGTATTAAGTATTACAAAGATTTAAAAGTAACTGTATAATGGAGCCTATAATAATAAAAGCAAATGATAATGACTTTATAGTTCATTTTAATAACATGGGAACTTCTGAGTATAATATGCGATGGGAAGGAAGCGTTACCGAAATAGAAATATATAATAACGGCGAATGGGAGTATAGGTCAAATACATCCTCTGAAATGGTAAACAATATAAAAGATGCTAGAGTTTGGTTCGAGTGGTCATTTGTTTGGCGCGGAGTATGGGAAGGTAGAATTTATTTCAAAGACGATGAGTATTGGTCAAGTGAAATGAAGACTATTTCAGAATTATGGGATAAGATAGAAGCCATTGTTAAAGATAAAATAAAGTCTGATAATCCCGACTATAAATTTTTCGATAAATAACCTATGCTAAACGCTCAACTACTACATAAACTAAAAGATAAGCATCCTGAGTACACTGAGGAACAAATAAGATGTGTTATAATGCGACATATCGGCGCAATGAATAGCATCTTCTCTAAAGCAGAAACCTTTAAACTAACTATTAATAAATTAGGAACTATCCACACACACGGTAATGCAGTAAGTAGAGCTAAGATAGTAGACAGAAAGTACCACAAGAAGAATATGTTTAAAGTAAACCTATTTACAGATACAACATTATTATTTTAATTATGAAACCACCAAAATACGCAAGAATAGGAATTACAGAAATGAGATTAAAACTAAGGTCTAAAATTTACTATAGAGATGCTGGTCATTGGAATATAGGATATGAAGAAGTAGATGGTAAATTTGTAGCTAAGTCGCACAATCTTAATCCTAAACTAAAAGGGCTTCCTATAATTGAAATAACAAAAGAAGAGTGGAAGGAAGGAAATAAAGGATATTTATAAAATTCCTTGCATATTTTAATCAAAGTATGTAACTTTATATCAAAATTAAACGTATAAATAAATTATAAACCATAAAAACAAAAACAAATGTCAAGAAGTAATCCACATGAAAAATTAGTTAACCCATCAAAACGTTTTTACGAATGGTCGGGAGACAAAGGACAATTCTTTTATTTCGACAAGGATAAAGGAGAAAAAGGCGAAAAGGTATTTATGAAGATGCCATTCAACTTTCTAGTATTAGATACATTAAGTACCTGCAAAGGATTTGACGATAGCCTACAAATGGGTTATTACTCAAATGAAGTAAGAAGTACTAAAACTGATACTATTACAGTTCGTAATAAGAAAGGAATAGTATTCTCAGGATTATACGAGGCAGCTAAAGAGAAATTAGGAACTAAAGGATTAAAGTATTACCAATCGGTTTACATTGGACAGAAAGAAGGAGATGGATTAGTTTTAAATAATATCCAATTAGGAGGATCTGGATTATCTGCTTTCATCGAGTTCTGCAAAGATAATAACGTAAATGAAATTGCGGTATCAGTTAAAGATACAGTAGAGAAGAAGAAAGGTAAAACTACTTATTACGAGCCTGTTTACACTGCTGTAAAAGTATCTGAAAAAGCTAATGCAGAGGCTATTGAGTTAGATAAAACTTTACAAGAGTATTTAACTGCTTACTTTTCTAAAAACGCATCGGCGACACCTACTGAAGTTATTGATGAAAATCAAGATAATGGATTAAACTCTAAACCTAAAGTAACTCCTAAATCAGAAGTTAAAATGGAAGAGAAAGAATCTGATATTGTTTTCAATCCAGCAGATGATGACGATGAAGCGTTCTAATTAACAATTAACAGTACACATTAGCTCAGTTGGTAGAGCACCTGGTTTTTAGCGCATGGTGGTCACGGGTTCGAGTCCCGTATGTGTACCAAAACAAAAACAAATGAAAGTAGAACTGCGCCATTTTGGTCGTGTAGCACCAAACGGTAACATATCATTTTATAATGCCGAATTATGGGCGGAACAACGCCAAAGTTTAGCAGGTAAAGAATTTGAACTTGTAATCAAAGAAAGATTTAAGCGTCCTACCGTTAACCAATTTGGGTATTATTTCGGCTGTATCTTAGGTGTGTGTTTAACTTGCAATCAATTCAATCACTACCAAACTAGAGATGAGATTCACAAAGAAGTATTTTCTCCTCTTTTTTTAACTTACAAAGTAAAAGTAATTGTAGGTAAGAAGAGTTGGATGAAGGATGTTACTAGAAGCTTAACAGAATTAAGTAAACAAGAAACGTCCGACTTTATACAAAATGTATTAAATTTCTGCGCTCAAGAAGGAATAGAAATACCTGAAGCAGATAGTTATGTAGACAAGTATTACAGAGAAATAGTAATTAATAAATAAAACATATATGAAACCAACAGCATCAATTTCAAAAGAAGCAAAAACAAAAGACGGAAGAAACATCATTGTTACTATTGATACTTTCAAAGAGCCAATAGGTAAGACCGCCGATGGAGAATTTCATAACCTCCAAACATTTGTTGATAGAAAAACTAAAGTAGAAATCGGAAGACTTACCTTCCCTAAAGCTACAAATGATTTACTAGAGAAACAATTAGATATAGCTATTAACAATATAGATGAATACTTAGATGTCATTAGTAAAGGATAGTAAAGTCTTAAAGAAGCATATCCACGATAGGCTGAAAGAGTTATATCCGTCCAACGTAGGATTTGGATTTAAGAACTCGGCGGTTGTGTTAGATGCCTCAGAAAGACGATTCAAGATAGCTCCAGAGCAGTTATCAAGATACTTTAGTGATAAGCCTCAAAAGAATACACTAAGTGAAGCTCAGATTATATGGTTAGCAGTAAGATATGGTATTAATATACAATTACTTGTTACTTCTCCTAAATTTGATGAAGCAGAGGCTCTTAAAAAACTTAAATTAATATTTGGATAATGGCAAAATGCCCACACTGTTTAACAAAATTCAAGCCTACTCGTTTCTTACAAAAGAATTGTGAGCAAACTGAAGAATGTAGAAGTCACGCGATACAAACTGTATTAGAGAAGAATCGTAAGTTAGAAGAAAAGAAAAAAGCGGACGAGTGGAAAGAGGTTAAGAAAGAAATGGTCGAGAAGTTGAAAACCATGGGTAACTATGAATCGGACTTGCAAACAGAGATTAATATCCTATGCAGAATGATAGATGGCCCACTCGGATGTATATCTTGTGGTTCTACAACAGGAAAGATGTCGGCAGGTCATTATCACAGTAGGGGTAAAAATACTACTCTTAGATTCAATTTAAACAATCTGCATCAGCAATGTTTCCATTGTAACGGTCCAATGTCAGGTAATATCATAAACTATAACCTAGGCTTAATTAAATGGTATGGAAAGCAATATCAAGACTATGTTGAGTATAAGATGCCTTTAGAGTTCCCTCTGCTTAAATGGAGTAAGAATGACCTTATATTATGGAAAGCTCAAGTAATGGCTTATAAGAAAGAAGTTGCTAAATTAGACTTTCCATTATCCGCCGAAGATAGATTATATTGGCGCGGACACTACAACGAGAAATTAGGTATCTATAAAAGTAATTCAAACTTGAGTTAAAAACGTAACCTTTTACATTAAGTGTCGTATAAACTTTAAATCAAAAACAAATAACATGAGATACACACCGTCAAAACCAGGAGATGATGATTATCATTTAGAGAATAAACCTATTGACACTAATCCTAATCTTATTTACGTCAAAGAACCTAATTCATTCTCTACTACTAAACAAGTAGAATATCTTAAACAAAGTGATTTACAACAAGTCCGCGATTGGAAAAACAAAGTCATAGAAATCAGAGATAGACACAAAGAAAGTGAACTTTACATAATGTGGGATTTAGAAGCTAAGAGAGTAATTGAATTTTTAAACAAATTCTCAGAATAATATTTTGATAATTAATACAAATAGTTTAATTTTATAACCACAAAACAAAAACAAATGGCAAAAACAAGTAAAGCAACAGTCAAAATCAACTGCCTCAAGGCGTGGATGACAGAAAACAAATTCCCTAAAGTTAAATTAACAACCACACAACCAACTACCTATGGAAAACATTAATCAGCAATTAGCAAAAAGAATCCAAGCAATCAAAGTGCCAGAGGATTTAGTTAAAAGTAATGTAAACGTTATTCCATTAGGTAAATCAGTTTTATTACAGCGCGTTAAAGGTGGAGAAAGAAAGTCTGAAACGGGATTAATTATTCCTGATGCAGTTAGTACTCAAGAGTTCACTGCTAGAATCATAGCATTAGGACCTGAATGTTCTGATTATCTTAAAGTAGGATTATTAGTGATTTACAATTCAATGGCTAACCTAGAGTCTATTATCAATGGTAAACCTTATTTAATGACACACGAGAGTTCTATTTATTACATTGTATTAGATGAAGAGGCTCAAGTAAAAGCAGCGCCAGAGTCAGCGGAACAGAAACGTAGAAACGCTAAGATACAAACACAAGCAGCTACATTAAAAAGAGTAGATAAAGCTCAAGCTAACCAAGAAGATGAATATACAGAGAAGTTGAAAGCTAGAAAAAAGACAATTTTCACAGTTTCCAAATCCTCTAAAAAGAAGTAAATGAGTAAAGTATCTGCTGAAGAACTAGCAAAACAATTAAATGGGTTTGACGTAAATGATAGCTTTACAAAAAGCGTTATTAATACTGCTAAATATAGTAATCTAGTCATAGTATCTGCAATAGGTGACGATACTATAATTTTCAGTGGTTCTTTAAAAGATGAGTTTGATTTACTTCATGGCGGACAGATATTCATGGCTAAAGAAGGAGATGAATGCGTCCCTTATACTAAGCAGTGTCCTAATAAGTCAAGAAAGGTGATAGAAGTATTTTGGGATAAGCATAGTCTATTTAAGTGGAAGTTCTTAACTCTTATCAAACACGTTACTTATGATCTAAGAAAAGACGGTAAAAGTTTCTGTAAAGGAATTATATTTAGTCTAAATGATGTTTAATAATTAAAAATAAATAAAATGGAAAACAAAGAAAAAGCGTTCTTAGAAACGTTATTAGAAAAAATCAATGCAATAGCTCATGATGGAAATAGATTTCCTGAATTTCATGATTATTCTAAAAAAGGAAAATTAGAGCTGTTTGAAACAGATGGAATGAGCGGAACTCAAGATGCTGTACAATTTGGTGTAAAGTACAAGAATGGAGATTTTGAAAGAAATATATTCTATCCTATTACTTTAACATCTGAAGAGCTTTCTAATATAAGTAAAGAAGATGTTTATAAAACACTTTCAGGAAACTTACTTTATATGAATATGTTTGGAATAGGAAGTTTAAAAGATGAAATTCCTTTAGTTTCTAATCTAATAATATACGGAGAACACTGGTTAGGTAAAGTCGTAGAGTTGAAAGAAAAAGGTTTCTTTATTCCTTATAAAGACTAAGACACTCGTTGCAGACGTGCAAATCGTAACCATGATAGGCTCTTAATCTATTCCTAAAGTAAGTTAAGGCACACTATTCATCCTAATCGTAAGTAGGAATAAAGCCACCCTTAAAAAAGGTGGTTTTTTTATTTAACCTTAATTAGTCTATAGCTTATTTTGGCGGATAAATTATTAGCTGAACTTGTAATAATACGAGGCATTATATCTGTTCTACTAGGTATCTTAACTAGATAATCAATATCATCAAAATATAAAGTACCAAACTGTAACTCGAACGGAAACCTTAACCGAGGACTTTCTCCGTATGCTTTATAATAAAAAAATCCATCTAATGAACCAGTAGCAGAACCGCGCACAGAGCCATTAACTCTATCTAAATAAATAGAACTATTATAAGGAACTGTATACGCGGCGCAATAAGATTGTGAGTAACCTATTTCAATAGTAGCAAATACATTTGCAGGTGTAGCCGTGTGTCTAATAGTGATTAACCCAACATTAAAAACAGTTGTTGTACTAGCTACGAAATACATAAAATTACACCTCCAAATATTATGGCCTAGTGAATAAGTGCCAGCTCCAGCTATTTCTCTAGTTCCAAACGTGTAATCTAAATCAGTATCAGTAGCCATATAGCTATAATAAACTCTACCTGTATCCGCGCCAGCTACTACTAATTCGGCAGCGGCAGCGGTAGTTACAAATCCAGTGTAAGTTCCGCCAGAAGTCCATATATCTTCAGGAACAGATGCGGTGTCAATATCTAAATTTAACCCATCTTTTATAGTGTTATTTCTATCATAGTACAACCCTTCTGCAACCATTAAATTAAAATCTAAAGGTCTTACTAATTGAGCATCCGCATCGTCATAAACCACACTATTTAAAGCGCTAGTTAATGATGAATGACTTCCGTATAAAACTTGTAATCTTAAAAATGTTTGATTGCTTGCACTATCATTTGTTAATCTTATTCTAAAGTATTTTTTAGACACCGTTAATCTATGTACTTCATTAACATTAGCATATAATTCAAATGCTAGTGAGCTATCCCAATTAGTACCATCAGATGAAAATTCTGCATAGATAGTTCCATGCTGGTCAGCTTTGCAACTAAAAATTAAAGAGTTATATTTAGAAACATCTTCAGCAGTTCCAGTAAAAGTAGCTGCTGAATTTAAAGGAGTTGCTGTACTATTTCCTGAACTAACTATATTGCCTGGCTTATCTGTAAAATAAGTCTCAAGATTTTGTATAACAGCATCTTGTTTAGTTTCAGTAGCCGCATCTGTAGGTAATGAACTTTTAGTTATTTCTATTAAAGGCTTACCGTCATCACTTACTTTAATATCTACAATATCTCCATCGGAAAGCTTTGTGCCTTGTATGATAGTTTTGTTTCTATAAGGCAGAGTTTGATTAGCGTTTCTTTGCTTAACCCAATCATCGTAATTAGTATTAAGAAGTCTTTGTAAAGAACCATCTTTTTGACCTTTGTATAAGAATCCATCCTCGCATACATAAACGTAATTCTCTTGGGCAGTTCTAGTTTCCCAAAGTAAATTTATTTCAGCTAAGGATAATACTACGTTCATTGTAATAATTTATGTAATACTTCATACATTTTAGGTAAATCAGAGTTCTCTATACAGTTATAACATGGAGGATTTGATGTAGCGCAAGCTCCAGTAACAGTATTCTCAAGATTAGTAGTATTAGTTTCTCCTGACTTGAAGAAAGGTGACTTTAAAGCTATTATGAAAAACAAAGCCTTTATGTCTAATTTAAAAGGATTAGCTACTATTGGTACATTAATGGCATTAGCACATACTGAAGATGATGATGAGAAAGCTAAAAAGGGGGCATTAAACTTCAATAATATGCTTAGTCAAGTCTTATTCATATTAGATTTAGAACAAGATAAATATATGGTTTCTAATCCTGCGGCTGCTTTAGGTAAAACTAAAGACTTAATAGCTGCTTTTGAAGCACTTGTTACACTTGATGAGAAAGCTATGGATAAAGTTAAAAGAATAATACCTGCTAATAAAATTACTAATGCTTATGAATTAGGTAAAAAGATAATAGATTAATTTTTACATTTACATAATAAAAATAAAGAAATGGCTTTAGAGAGAATAGACTTAACAGGATGTATAGAAGTAGAGAAAGGTTGTACGCAATTATTATTCTCTGATATTACAGGCTTCCTTGTTACAGTATGTAACGATGAGTATAATGAGTTTGGATATGGATTAGTAGATGGAATAGCATTAGATGATGTTACATCCGCGCAATTAGATATAAAATATCCAAGCATCACTACGCCCGTTACATTTAATTTCATTATAGCTAGTCACGTTATTACAGAGTGCTTATTCACAGATTTAAACGGAACTATAACAGATATTACTGCTTTATTAGAAAATACTACATTCCCTTTAACTGATTTTGATATTACTTTAGCTGCTTATGATGTTATTCTACCTGAATTAGCAGATGGTATTATTAAATGGGATTATACTATTAGTGGAGTAAGTGGAGGCGTATCATTCTCTTATACTACTTCAGATGAAGCGTTATCTACTTGCTCAGTAAATTGTTGTATAGAGAATAAATATGTAGATATGGATTTGTCTTGCGGATGCTTTGATGCTAAATTAAAAGACTTAATTTTATCAGAAGTATTACTACAAGGTTCTAAATATGCTATGAATGTAGGTCAAGATAGTAAGGCTCAAGGTATGTTAGATAAGGCTACTGAGATTTGTAATAGTAATTGTTCAGATTGTTAAAAATTAAAAATATTAAATATGTGTAAATGTTCAGGTAAATGTGGTTGTAATATCACATCAACAACAAAAGGAGAAAAAGGAGATGCTAATTCAGCTTCTAATTTAGGATACAAACAACTGTTAGCTTTATCTAACATTCCTTCTGCTTTACTATCTTGACATACATTCATAGCATATTTAGCTCCTTTAAGCATTACTTCTGATAGAATTAAGTCTTTTAATTTAGCGTCAAAACATCCACAGTTTAAGTCTAATTCAACATATTTATTTTCTATGCAACAGTTTACTGAGCAACTAGATAAAGCTTCATCAGAAGTTGTGTAACTAAAAGAAACACCTCCAGATAAACCACTTATAGTATAATCCCATTTAATAATTCCATCAGCTAAAGAAGGCATTTCAACACCATAAGCGGCTAAAGTAATATCAAAGTTAGTTAATGGGAATACAGTAGATTCTAATAAAGCAGTAATATCTGTTACAGTAGCATTAATATCAGTGAATAAGCACTCTGTAATAACGTGACTAGCAATAATGAAATCAAAAGTAACAGGAGTAGTCATCGCAGGATAATACACGTTTAATTTCGCGGATGTAACATCATCTAATGCTATTCCATCTACTAATCCATATCCAAACTCATTATACTCATCATTACATACTGTAACAAGGAAACCAGTAGTATCTGAGAATAAAAGTTGTGTACAACCTTTCTCTACACATATACTTCCTGATAAATCTATTCTTTCTAATGCCATTTTATTACTTTTATAGTGTAAATGTATAAATTATTCTACTACCTTTTTACCAAAATATACTATCTTTTCTATTTTGTTAGCAGGTAATACTCTCTTAGTTTTCTCCCAAGCTTTCTCGTCAAGTGTAACTAATGCCTCTGCCGCGTTAATAAAGTCTTTAGTTTTACCTAATGCCGCTACCGGATTACTTACCATGTATTTATCTTGCTCAGGATCTAAAATAAACAATACTTGCCCTA